TCACGAGACCGGGGAGTAAGGACCATGCGTGCTCCGTTCCCAGCGTTTCCAGAGCTTCCTGCCCAGGCGGATGGGGGTCGGTTTCCGTTCCCGCTTCCCGGCTTCCCGGTCGGGAATTCCCGGTTTGAAAATGGGGCTAAAATCGCTCAACCCTTTGAAAACCATAGGAAAATCGAATTGGGCTCCGTTCCCGCTTCCCGGTTTGGCTTCCCGGGAAAAGTCGTTTTAAATCAAAGGTTTCCGGTTCCCGGCCTCCTATATACTACGTATATATGGGCGTGTTCCGGGAACACACGCCCATACGTAACGGGAATGCTTCCCGCCCGGGAACCGCTTGCCCGTATCCCCATCACCACACCATCACCCGTGCCCCGCATGGCGGCGCGCCTCGACGCCGTGTGCCTCAGGCACGTCTTTCCTCATCGAGCCTCAGGAGAAGGATCATGATACCAAACCACCGACTCAACGAAGTCAGCCAAGAGGTCATGGTAATCCTGGCGCTCGATCTCGGCACCAAGACCGGCTGGGCGGTGCGTGGCCATGATGGCCAGATCACTAGCGGAACCATCTCGTTAAAGAACGATCGTTGGCAAGGCGGCGGCGTGCGCTTCCTGCGCTTCAAGCAATGGCTGACCGAGATCAAGCAAATGGCCGGTGGACTGGACGCCGTGTTCGTCGAGGAAGTTCGCCGTCATGCTGGTGTCGATGCTGCTCACGCCTACGGCGGTTTCCTGGCGCATGTCACCGCCTGGTGCGAACACCACCAAATCCCCTACGAGGCCGTGCCCGTCGGCACCATCAAGCGCCATGCGACCGGCAAGGGCAACGCCAACAAGGACGCGGTGATCGCCGCCATGCGGGATCGTGGTTTTGATCCCGCCGATGACAACGAGGCCGACGCCTTGGCGCTGCTCTGCTGGGCGATGGAGCATCGCATGGGAGGGCTGTTATGAAGTGGCACCCGAAGGGTTACGGCGGCGAACGCCGGTCACCGGATCAGGTCAAGCGGGAAGGCTGGCGTGAGCAGGGCGTGCTGGCCGTCTCCGTCGAGGACGAGCGTCTGACCTGGCCCGAACGGGAATTGGTCAAACAACTCGGAGAAAAACTCTACGGCAAGCTCCGGGAGGAATCCCATGGGCGATAAGCGTTGGACGCCATCCCTGGTGGAAGAACGGCTAGTGGAAGCCGCCGACGTTTTGAAGCGGCTGCCCGAGGAACGGATCCAGGGGTATTTTTCCGTCTGGCCCGAGGTCGTTCGGAGTGTCTTTGACGCATTCGGCTGGCACGATCCGGTTCTGAAACGCCCCTGGCCGTCGCCGGCGTCCATCGACCGCATGGACGAGACGATGACCTGGCTCGGGTGGTTGGAGCCGGACGTGGCGAGGATCGTCTGGTTGCGGGCGTCCGGAAGCCGCTGGAAAACCATCTGCGCAAGGGTCGGTTTGCAGCGGACGGCGGTCCATCAGCGCTATCTTTTTGGCCATTGCGTGGTTGCCTGGAGGCTTAATGGCCGGCGGGTTCCGCGTAACCGTTCGCGGCGGCACGTGATTGCGATGGTCCAATCGGCGAAGGCGTGAGTAGTAGATAAAAAGGTGTTCGGCGAACACTTTTCGCGCGGACAGAAACGGCCGAAATGGCTATGATTTTCGCTATCCTCAGGAGAGGCGCGCCCGGGACGGGGCGGCGCTTCAAAGCGAGGAATTCCATCGAATTTGTGAGTGAAAAATGGTTCCTTCCCGGGCCAGAACGTATGCTGGCGGGCTCAGCCCGGCATTTTCCCAGTGACAACCTGAAAAAAGCCATTTCGTTTCGTTTCGAGCACGGCGGAAACCCGCCGTAGGCCGCGCCGGGCGTGGCTTGCTGCGTTTTCACCAAGGTTTCCCGAAACGAAATGCACCGCCGGACCGTTTCGTTTCAAAGCGAAATGCCACCCGACCCAACAACCTTTTCGAAGAGACGACTGTGAGCGCTCAAATCATCAACATCGGCGACAAGATCGAGATGGTCGCCACCGGCGATCTGTCCTGCCATCCGGACAATCCGCGCCGGGGAGACGTGGATGCGATCCGCACCAGCATCAGCGCCAACGGATTTTACGGGGCACTCGTGGTGCAGCGATCCTCGGGCTACATTCTGGCCGGCAATCATCGGTTCATGGCGGCGCAGGCGGAGGGGCTGGACAAGGTTCCGGTCATCTACGTGGATGCCAGCGACGAGGATGCCGAGGCCATCCTGGTCGGCGACAACCGACTGTCCGATCTGGCCGAGAACGATCCGGCGTTGCTCGCCGCCTTGTTGCAGGCGATCCAGTCCCGAGAGAAAGGATTGACCGGCACCGGATATTCCGATGACGACCTTGCCGAGCTGCTGGCGGCGGGGATGGACGGGGAGGAAGGTCTTGCGGGCGAGGACGAGGTTCCAGAAGCTCCCGTTACCCCTGTTTCCAAAATTGGAGATTTGTGGTTGTTGGGCGATCACCGTCTGCTTTGCGGCGACAGCACCAACGCGGTTGACGTCAAACGCCTGATGGACGGCGAGCGCGCCATCCTGTTCGCCACCGACCCACCGTATCTGGTCGACTACGACGGCACCAACCATCCGGGCTCGAAGAGCAAGCCGGTGGCCGACAGCAAGAACAAGGACTGGTCGGAAACCTACGGCGTTACCTGGGATGACTCGCGGCAAGGGCCTGAGCTCTATCAAGGATTCATCAAGGCGGCGATCGCCGAGGCCATTGAGCCCAATGCCGCCTGGTACTGCTGGCACGCCAGCCGTCGCCAGGCCATGGTCGAGGCTGTTTGGGCCGAGATGGGCGCCTTCGTGCATCAGCAGATCATTTGGTCCAAGGATCGACCGATCCTGACCCGATCGCACTATCTCTGGCAGCACGAACCCTGTCTATTCGGCTGGATCAAGGGCAAGAAGCCGCCTCGGGTGTCGGAGGATTATCTCGGCACCATCTGGCAGATTGCCTCGCTCGAGGGCGAGGACCGGCCCGACCATCCGACGCCGAAGCCGCTGGATTGCTTCGCCACGCCGATGCGCCAGCATGTCAAGAAAGGCGGCCTGTGTTACGAGCCGTTTAGCGGATCTGGTTCGCAGATCATCGCTGGCGAGAGTACCGGACGCCGGGTGTTCGCCATGGAGATCAGCCCGGCTTATGTGGATGTGGCGATCCTGCGCTGGCAGAAAGCAACCGGCAAGGAGGCAACGCTGGACGGTGACAGCCGGACGTTTAACGAGATCGAAGAGGGAAGGATCGCGGCATGAGGCAGTCGAGACGGATGTCGATGGCGGAATCATTGACCAACGTAGCGGTCGGCTACGGTATCGCCGTGGCGACCCAGATCGCGGTGTTCCCACTGTTCGGCCTCGAAGTGCGGCTATCGGACAATCTTGCCATCGGGGCGATCTTCACGGCCGTCTCTATTTTACGCAGCTATTCCCTACGCCGGCTGTTCGAAGCGATCCGGCTTCGCAAGATCTGGACGTGACACCGCCGCCCTTGGAAGGGGCGGCGGCATCGGGTTCCCGGTTGGCTCTAATTGTTGGGTCGGTCGAAATAGACGTGGATCATCCGCTGGATGGTGTCGTCGTCGGTCTCGCCCGGCAGTCGCTCGTCCTGGAGCCCTTCGTGGACGTCGTCCTCGACCGGAATGAGCCAATCACCGTCCGTCATGCGTTTCGCCGTCGAGCGGAACGGCAGGATGGCGGCTTTGGCGATGGCGCGATAGGTCGTTTCGCTGACCTTGATGGTTTTCATCGGGCTGCCTCCTCGCTGACGCGGTCGACAGCGGTGACGTAGGCATCGCCCTGGTTCCAGGAACCGTCGTCGATGCGCCATTCGGCATCGGTGCTGTTCGAGAGCTTTTCGATGGCCATGTCTTCGGCTTGCTCCGGCGTTTCCGCCTGGACCTCGATGACGGTGCTCTCGGTGATGTCGCGGGTGATGATCACGGTGTAGTTCGCCATGGTGACCTCCATCACTGCTCGATCCGGTAGACGCGGCCTTTTCCGTCGACCTTCTCCGAGGTGACGTTCAGGCCCAGCCTCTTTTTGAGCGCGCCGGCAATTACGCCCCGCGCCGTATGGCTTTGCCAGCCAGTGGCCTCGACGATCTGGGCGATGGTGGCGCCTTGCGTGCGGCGCAGCATGTCGATCACGAGGGCCTGTTTGGTGCCCTTGCGCTGTTTGCCGTTGGTCGATGACTTTTTGTTCGGGTCGGCTCCGACAGCCCGCAAACCCTCGTCCGTGGCGATCAACACATCGCCCTCGTGGCGGGCGAGGCCGCCCGAGACGAGAGCATCGGCGACTTTCTTGATGGCGCCGCCCCTGAGGCGATCCGGCCAGCGGATGGCGCGGTCTTCGTATCGGGCGGCGATTTTCAAGACTGAGTGCTGGGTGGCGGTGAGCTTGGTGGTCATGGTCTGTGCTCCTAGTGGTTCGGAGGCGCGGCCATCGCGCCTCTGCTACCACCCGGAGCCCCGCCGGGCGGACCCGGTCGGGGCGAGGCGGGAGAAGCGCCCGTCTTATTCCGCGTGTTCGCCCTCTTGGAAGGCGGAGTCGGTGATGCGCTTCAGCAGTTCGGCGTAGTGCTCCAGGGTGCCGACATGGCCCCAGTTGATCTCGTCCGGATTCCAGTTGAAGTGATCGCCGCTCAATTCCTGGAGACGGGTGAGCATGGTGTCGATCTGGCTCTTCTTGGCGATGAAGGCATCGAGCGCTGATCCGTTTGTCATGGTTTCCTCCGTTGGTTGGCGTCCGTCCATACACGCTCCACGGGCTTGGAACATCAAGTCTAATCGACTGTAATTACATGATAATTTGACGCCATGTCCGACAACACCCAGCCCATTACGGTGATCGCCAGCCTGCTCGACATTTCAGAGCGCCGGGTGCAGCAGCTGTCGCGGGCAGGGGTGATTCCGAAGGCGGCGCGGGGCCGTTACGAACTGATTGGTTCGGTTCGCGGCTACATCCGCCATCTGCGTGATCGGAACATCAAAGGCGAGAGCGGGACCGCTGATTACGGCACCGAGCGCGCCCGCCTGGTGAAGGCCAAGGCCGACCTGGCGGAGATGGAAGCCTCGCAAATGCGGGGTGATCTGCTTCCCGCGCCCGACGTGACGGCGGCCTGGATCGAGATCGTGGCGCTGATACGGGCGCGGCTGCTGGTGCTGCCCGACAAGATCGCACCGGTAGTTCATGAAACGACAAGCCTCAACCAAGCAAGGGACGTCCTCAAAAAGGCGGTCCACGAAATCCTCACGGAAATCGCCGCCACGGAGGTCGAGATCACGCCTCGCATTGGTGGGGCCGCCGGCGCTGGAAAATGTGGTGACGACAGCGCTAAAGGTCGCGGCCCCGCCGCCGGACCTGATGGTGAGCCAGTGGGCGGACCGGAACCGTAGGCTCAGTTCGGAGGCCAGCGCCGAGCCAGGAAAGTGGGTGACGGACCGCGCCGAGTACCAGCGCGGCATCATGGACGCCATCTCCGACGCATCAGTGGAAACCGTGGTGGTCAAGACGTCGGCCCAGGTCGGCAAGACCGAGTGCATCCTGAATACCGTCGGTTACCACATCGACCAGGACCCGTCGCCGATCATGGTGGTGATGCCGACCGAGCGGGACGCCGAGACCTGGTCCAAGGACCGCTTCGCCCCCATGGCGCGGGATACGCCGTGCCTTCGGGGCAAGTTGTCGGACCCGAAATCGCGGAACGGATCGAACAAGATCCTGCACAAGAAATTCGCGGGCGGGCACCTGACCATCGTCGGCGCCAACGCGCCTTCGGGTCTGGCCATGCGGCCGATCCGCATCCTGCTCTGCGACGAGGTGGACCGCTACCCGGCCAGCGCCGGCGCCGAGGGCGATCCGGTCAACCTGGCCAAGAAACGCACCGTCACCTTCTGGAACCGCAAGATGGTGATGGTCTCGACCCCCACCATCAAGGGGATAAGCCGGATCGACGCGGCCTGGGAGGAAAGCGACAAGCGCCGTTTCTGGGTTCCCTGCCCGGACTGTGGCGAACATCAGGTTCTCTGCTGGGAGCAGGTTCGCTGGGACAAGGACGAGGCCGGCAAGCATCTGCCCGAGACCGCCCATTATGTTTGCGAACACTGCGGCTCGCTCTGGAAGGACGCCACGCGGGGCGCGGCGGTTCGTTTGGGAGAATGGCGGGCGGAAAACCCGTTCGCCAGAATCGCCGGGTTTCATCTGAACGAGATCTACTCGCCCTGGGTCAAGCTGGAAGAGATGGTTCGCGCCTTCCTTTCGGCCAAGGAACACGGTGAGGAGGCCATGAAGACTTTCGTCAACACCTCGTTGGGGGAAGTCTTCGAAATCAGGGGCGAAGCGCCGGAATGGGAACGCATCTACAACCGCCGTGAGGAATACCCCATCGGTATTGTGCCAGAGGGCGGGCTGTTTTTGACCGCCGGGGCCGACGTGCAGCGCGATCGCATCGAGGTCGAGGTGGTGGCCTGGGGGCGGAACCGGGAAAGCTGGTCCGTCGATTACCGGGTTCTCCATGGCGATCCGGCCAAGGCCGGTGTCTGGAACAAGCTGGGTGCGATGCTCGATGAACGGTTCCCTCACGCGGGGACCGGGGCCGGCATGGTTATCGAGCGGATGGCCGTCGATTCCGGTTACGCCACCCAGGAAGTTTACGCCTGGTCGCGGACGGCCCCCTTGGGGCGGGTGATGCCGATCAAGGGCGTCGACAAGAGCCGGTTTCCGATCCAGGGGCCGAGCGACGTCGAGGTCCGGATCGGCAAGCGCAAACGCAAGCGCGGAGCCAAACTGTGGACGGTCTGCGGGCCGGTGTTCAAGGCCGAGCTTTACGGCGACCTGCGCAAGGATCCGCCGGAAGACGGAGAGGAATTCCCGCCCGGCTATTGTCATTTTCCCCGGTACGACCCGGAGTACTTCAAGCAGCTGACCGCCGAACAGGCCGTCACCCGGGTCAAGAAGAACGGTTTCGCCTTCATCGAATGGCAGAAGACGTGGGAGCGCAACGAGGCGCTCGACTGCCGCACCTACGCACGCGCGGCGGCCGAGTACGACCTGGTTCGCCTGACCGAGCGCGTGGCGCGGAACAAGGAACGCAAGCTGGAGGAAAGCGGGGTGGCGGAAACGGACGTGGAGCCCGAGACTTCCGAGCCATCGGAAGAACCCGTCACGGTTTCGCGCTGGCCGGAACCGGTCCTGTCCGATGATCCTTGGCTTTGATCGGGGCTTTGATTGGGGCTTTGAACGATGAGCGATCTGACCACATTGGAAACCCGGCTCACCGAGGCGGAAACCGCCCTGCATCTGCTCGCTACCGGTGGTCAGCGCCAGACCGTGGATATCGGCGCCGGGGGGCGTGTCACCTATACGGCCGCCAACGTGGCCGACCTGCGTCGCTATATCGCCGATCTCAAGAACCGGATCGCCAGCCTCAAGGGACTGCCACGCAGGGCTCCCATCTACATGGAATTTTAGATGCTTCATTATTTGCGCTCATTTATCTCGCGGCCAAAGGCCGAGGCGGGAGCCCATCATGGCGCCTCATTGAGCGACCGGGAAACAGCCTCCTGGCTGCCGTCGTTCGGCTCGGCCGACACGGACCTGCTGGACGATCTGCCGCTGCTGCGCGCCCGCAACCGCGATCTCGCCATCAACAACGGCATCGCCTCGGGCGCGATGCAGACCATCACTGACAACGTGGTCGGCACCGGGTTCCGGCTGTCGGCGAAGCCCGATTACAGGGCTCTGGGCCGCGACAAGGCCTGGGCCGACGAATGGAGCAACCGGGTCGAGGCCTTGTGGCGGACCTGGGCCGAGGGAACGGACTGCGACGCCACACGCACGCTGAACTTCGCTGGGCTCACCCAACTGGTGTTTCGCTCGGGGCTCCTGAACGGGGAGGCCCTGGCGCTGCCATTGTGGTTGCCCGGGAACGGACCGTTCGCCACCCGCATCCAAGTGATCGAGGCCGACCGGCTGTCGACACCACCGCACCGGAGCGATGGTAAGGGAATGCGCGCCGGCATCGAGATCGACGACTACGGCGCGCCGCTGGCCTATTGGATCAGGAAGAGCCATCCCGGCGATCATTTTGCCTGGATGGCCACCGCCGACGACTGGCAGCGGGTTCCCGCCTTCACGCCTTGGGGCCGGCATCGGGTCATTCACGTCCACGACAAGGAACGCACCGGTCAGAGCCGGGGCAAGCCCTTGTTCTCGGCGGTGATGAAGCAGTTCCGCATGTTGGACAAGTACCAGAGCAGCGAACTGCAGGCTGCCGTCATCAACGCCATGATCGCCGCCTTCATCGAAACGCCGATGGACCAGGACAGCATCGTCGAGATGGTCGGCGGCGACACCGATCAATATCTGCAGGACCGCAACGCCTATATCAAAAACCGCGTCCGTCTCAAGGGCGGGGCGGTAATGCCGCTCTATCCGGGGGACAAGTTGGCATCGTTCTCACCGTCGCGTCCGGCGGACGTGTTCGCGCCCTTTGTCGAGGCCATGTCCCGGCACGTGGCGGCGGCGCTGCACATGCCCTACGAGCTGCTGCTCAAGGATTTCAGCAAGACCAATTATTCGAGCGCCCGGGCGGCGCTTCTGGAAGCCTGGCGCTTCTTCAATGGCCGTCGGCAATGGCTGTCGGCGCACTGGACGCAGCCGGTTTATGAACTCTGGCTCGAAGAGGCGGTGGACGTCGGGCTGATCGATGCCCCGGATTTTCATGAACACCGCCGCGCCTATGCCCGGTCCCGCTGGATCGGAGCGGGACGCGGCTGGGTCGACCCGGTCAAGGAGGCCAAGGCGGCGCAGACCCGCATGGATATCGGGGTCTCGACCCTGGAGAACGAATGCGCCGAGCAGGGCCTCGATTGGGAAGTGGTTCTCGAACAGCGGGCGCGGGAACGCGAGCGCATGGCCGAACTCGGCCTCCTGGACGCGGCGAACGTCGTGGCTGGGCAGCCGTATGTCGAAGCGCCGGCCAATCTCGAGGAATCACAGCCATGAAATACCCCCGTCTCTGGTCGCGGCTCTACAACACGCCGTTGGCCATCGGGTTCGACAAGATCCGGGTCATCGAAGGGGTGTTCCGCAAGCACCTTGATGGACCCTTGGCCGCCTTAACCCAACCGTCATCTAAAGGCCGGGCATCCTATGCCCTTTCCGACGGTGGCGTCGCCGTCATTCCGGTGCAGGGCACCCTGGTCCAGCGATCCAGCGGTCTGGATGCCGAAAGCGGACTGACCAGTTATGCCCGCATCGGCGCCGAAATGCGCGATGCCCTGGCTAACCCCCAAGTCCGCGCCATCCTGCTGGAAATCGACAGTCCGGGCGGCGAGGTGGCGGGCCTGTTCGACCTCGCGGATGCCATTTATCAGGCCCGGGACGTCAAGCCGGTCTGGGCCATCGCCAACGAGAACGCCTATTCGGCGGCCTATGCCATCGCCAGCGCCGCCGAGCGCATCACCTTGCCGCGCTCCGCCGGCGTCGGCTCCATCGGCGTGGTCGCCATGCACATGGACCAGAGCGCCAAGGACGCCAAACAGGGCTACGTCTACACGCCGGTGTTCGCGGGAACGCGCAAGATCGACGGCAGCGAGCATTTTCCGCTGAGCGACGAGGCGAGGACATCCCTCCAGGCGGAGGTGGACCGGCTTTATGGCCTGTTCGTTTCGACGGTGGCGCGCAATCGAAACATCGACGCGGAAGCCATCCGCGCCACCGAGGCCGGATGGCTCAATCCTGGAGAGGCTGTCGCCGGTGGTTTTGCCGACGGCATCGCGACCTTCGCCGACACCTTGGCGGAACTGGAACGGCGGGCGGCCCCGCCGAGAGAAATCGTCAGTGTGCGGGCCGCCGTGCGCCGTGTTTCAACCACGAGGAAAAGACAGATGGATGATCTGGAAAATACGGTGGCGGAAGCCCCCGATGAGAACCATGACACGCCGGTCGCCGACGTGCGGCCCGTGAACGAAGACGCGCTGCGCGAGGAAGGCCGACAGCAAGGCAAAACGACGGAACGGGAACGCATCGCAGCCATTCTGGCCGCCCCCGAGGCCGAAGGACGCGCCGACCTGGCCCGCTCCCTGGCCACGGAAACCGATCTGGATGCAGAGGCCGCGATCCGGGTGCTGTCGTCCGCGCCTGAACAGGCGAAGGGCGCGGCGGCACTGAGCACGGCCATGGCGAATGTCCGGAACCCAATCGTCGGGGCTGACGACCCGGAAACCCAGGAGGACGCCGACATCAAGGCCATGACGGCCCGGGCGCTGTCTTCCCTTGGCCACAAACCTGAGAAAGGAAATGGGATGGACGCCTCCCACTCCCTGATGTTCGTGGGACGGCGGGTCGAGGTGGACCCTCACGGGCCGACGGCATCAAAGTGCCAAGAGGGA